GACTGTTATTCGTGATAGTGCTGAGATTGCAAAAACATACCATCGCTGGTCGTTTGTTCCCGGTGACGACTTGAGTGCAATGCCAGCCAATGTGCAAGCAATCGCCGCCGCCGCATGGACGCCCGAAGTCATCGCGGCCTACAAAGAACACATGGCCGCACAAAGCACAGGAGCGCAAGCATGAGCAAGGTACAACTCGCTGGTAACGCCAGCGGCACAGGCATCTTCACGATTGCCAGCCCGAACAGCAACACTGACCGCACACTGACACTGCCAGACAACACTGGCACGCTGTTGACGAGCGGCTCTCCAATTGTGCGCTCTCAAATGTATGTTGGCGCTGTGTTGCAGACCGTGACTGCAACAGCAAACACTCCAATAAGCATTGCAAGCACTTCGTTTACGGCAATTGGATTGTCTGCAACCATCACACCAACTTCGGCGTCAAGCAGAATTCTTATCATGGTGAGTTACCCTTGGAACAGTGATTCTCCCGGCACTAATCGTATTATGGCTGGTGCTCGGATCATGAGAGATAGTACCGCCATTCAAACCCAAAACACTGGAACTCTGGGTACTGAGGCTGGTAATACAACAAGTCAAAGTTACCGCTGGAGGTACACCAATGTATTGGTTGACACTCCCGCGTCTACTAGCGCAATTACCTATTCGGTTCAGGCTTCCGGCGAGGGTACTTACTCTATTGCATATTTTCAAAGCGGTGTACCCGGCTGGATTATTCTTCAGGAGATTGCAACATGAACAAGCACCAAGCAATTTTTGCAAAATATCCAACTGTCACGGTGGTTCGTGGGGATGACGCATTTGATGATGCTGGCAATCAGGTTCACTACGACGAGGCGGCTGTTCAGGCGCACATTGACGCGCACGCTTACATTGAGAAGCGTCGCGCCGAGTACCCTCCAATCACCGACTACATTGATGGCGTTGTGAAGGGCGACCAAGCGCAGATTGATGCGTACATCGCCGCTTGCAAAGCGGTCAAGGATAAATATCCGAAGGAGCAAGCATGAGTTACGGAACAGTACAAGCAGAAAAGATGACCACAGAGTCCGGCTACTCGCTGGGCGCTGGTAATGCGTCGTCGTTCAAGAATCGAATCATCAATGGTGAGATGGACATCGATCAGAGGAATGCTGGGGCGAGTATTACTTTAACTTCTGGTGGTGGCAATGGTTACCCGGCAGACCGTTGGTATACAGAAAACTTTACCGATGGTACGGCGACCGTGCAACAGGTTGCAGATGCGCCCGCTGGTTTTTCTAACTCTATTCGCTATACAGTAACAGCAACTGATGCCAGTTTGGCTTCAGACCAGTCTGCATTTATTCAACAGCGCGTTGAAGGTTTTAACTCTGCTGATTTGTCTTTTGGTACGGCTAGTGCCAAATCAATTACGGTGTCGTTTTGGGTCAAATCAAGCGTTACTGGAACTTTTGGCGGCGCATTGGCAAACAATGCTTACAACAGGGGATACCCGTTTACCTACACAATCTCTTCAGCGAATACATGGGAGCAAAAAAGCGTAACCATCCCCGGCGACACAACTGGGACTTGGGTAGGCGCAACAAACGGGGTTGGTCTTAGATTGACGTTTGCGCTTGCCGCTGGTTCTGGGCGAGTATCAACTGCTGGCGCTTGGGCTTCGTATATTGGAATCGGCGCTACTGGCGGCACAAATTTAATGGCTACCAACAGCGCCACATGGCAAGTGACTGGCGTCCAACTTGAAGTAGGCACTGTAGCCACATCGTTTGACTTCCGTTCGTATGGTACGGAGTTGGCGCTGTGTCAGCGGTACTATTTTCCAATCACTCTTCCAAGAGACACCAATGTTTGCTATCCAGCGGTTGTTTATGATTCCACAACAATCTTGATTCAAGCGTTCCCAGTAACTTTAGCAATGCGAACGACGCCTTCAATCACAGCCACCAGAGGCACTGCAAGTATGTTTTTTTATAGATATGACGGCACTGCAACTATCAATCAAGTCCCAACCGATTTTTCTGTAAGCGTTCGAAGTACCAACAATGGATACTGGTTTGAACTTCAATGGACAGGCGCTTCATCGTGGGGTACTGCTAGAAATAATGGAACCATTGCGTTGAGCAGTGGAACAAGTTCAACAATGGCACTATCTGCGGAGTTATAAATGTACAAACTAGTTTCAAGTTTGAAAGACACTGTTGTTAGGGTATCTGACAACACTTGCATTCCAATGGATGAATCCAACACCGACTACCAAGCCTACCTCAAGTGGCTTGCTGAAGGAAATCAACCGCTCCCTGCGGATGAGGGCACACCGTCAGCCTAAATGACGGAAATCAAAAAAGGAAACGGCAATGAAACAACTCCTGATCTCTGAGCAACTGCTCAACGCAATCATCGGATACCTTGGGTCTCGTCCCTACCAAGAGGTGTTCCAACTCGTCGAGGCTATGCAGGCTGAGGCGAAGAATCAACCGAAAGAAGAAGAAAAGGCTGAGTAATGGAATCACAGGCGATCTTCAACATCGTTGTGGGGATCGCCGCCTTCTTTGGCGGCTGGGTCTTGAACAACATCACGAAGGCCATCGAGCGCCTTGATGCCGATGTCCGGGAGATGCCCAAGAACTACGTCTCCAAAGAAGACTACCACCGGGACATCGACGAGATCAAAGACATCTGCAAGCAGATTTTTGCAAAACTTGACAACAAGGCGGACAAGTAATGGCTTGGTCAGACGTACTTAAGGCAGTAATACCAATCGTGGTCGCCGCGCTTGCGTGGCTACTTGGTCAGGTGGCATCGTTTTCTGAGCGTCTGACGAAGATCGAGGGGCAGATGCCTGCCTTGATCACCAAAGAGGGCATCCCAACGGACAGCCCTATCTCTGCCGAGCGTCGGGCGCTTCAAAAAGAGCAGTTGATGCAACACATCAACGAGTTGCAGGTCAAAGTCAGGCTACTTGAAGAGCGTGAAAAACTGGGGAAAAAATAATGGCACCAATCGTTGCATCACTACTCGGCACATTGGCCCAGAATGGTCTGGGCCTTTTGTCATCTGCGCTCCAAGCCAAGGGCAAGGAAGTCGTTGAGAAGACCCTTGGGGTCAAAATTTCAGACGACCCAAGCCCTGAAGAGGTCAGCAAACTGCGCCAGTTGCAGTACGACCATGAGGAGCGCCTGTTGGAGTTGGGCATCGAGAAGGCCCGTCTGGAGCAGGAAGAACTCAAGGCCCTTCTGGCGGCTCAGGCCAACCAAGAGGACAACGTCAGCAAACGCTGGCAGGCCGACATGACCTCTGACTCGTGGCTGTCCAAGAACGTCCGCCCGGGCACGCTGGTGTACCTCCTGACCGCCTACCTCATCTTCGCTTTGCTGGACGGCTATGGGTACAAGATCAGCGAGGCATACGTCTCCCTGCTGGGTCAGTGGGGTATGTTGGTGATGACCGCCTACTTCGGTGGTCGCACAGTCGAGAAGGTTATGGAAATGCGCCGAAAGGACAAAGAATGAGCCTCAGCCAAGAACAAGCCGCATTCTTGTTGGATGCCTGCAAACTGATTCAGCACGCCACTGAGCAGGGTTTTATGGTCACTGGCGGGGAGTTGTCCCGCACCCCCGAGCAACAGGCTATTCATGTGAAGGCCGGTCGCTCCAAAACCATGAACTCGATTCACCTGAAGCGATGCGCCATCGACTTGAATTTCTTCAAGGACGGGAAGATAATTTGGGATAAAACAACGCTGGCACCGCTAGGTGTATTTTGGGAGTCTTTGCACCCCAAAAACCGCTGGGGTGGGAATTTCAAGTCGCTCGTGGACTGCCCGCATTTTGAACGCAACGTGTGATGGAGGAGCCGCAAAGTGACAACTGCCGCAGTAATGACGTATGACTCGCTTGTCGCTGACGTCTCCTCGTACCTTGAGCGCACCGATGCCGCGACGCTTGAGAAAATTCCGACCTTCATCATGCTGGCCGAGCAGATCATTGCCAGCCAGATCAAGTTCCTCGGCAACCTGACGCCCATGACGTCCACGATGACGGCCAACCAGCCGGTCATCGACAAGCCAGCCCGCTGGCACAAGACCGTCTCCATGAACGTCACCGTGGGCGGGGTCAAGCAACCCGTCCTGCTCCGCAAGTACGAGTACCTGCGCGAGTATTGGCCGAACCCAACCGAAACTGACGTACCGGCCTACTACGCCGACTACGACTACACCCACTGGCTCGTGGCCCCCACTCCTGACGACGACTACGTCTTCGAGGTGCTGTACTACGAGCGAGTCCAGCCGCTTGATTCTTCCAACCAGACCAACTGGTTCACCATCTATGCACCACAGGCAATGCTGTATGGCTCTCTCTTGCAGGCCATGCCGTTCTTGAAGAACGACAGCAGAATGCAGATGTGGCAAGCCAACTACGACGCAATCATGGCGACGCTGAAGCAAGAAGATGTTCAGCGCATCGGTGACCGTCAAGCCGCAGTATTGGATACCTGACCATGAGTTACAACAGCCCCTTCACCGGCAACGTCATCCAGCCAACCGACGTTTCCTACCGAGCAGTCACCCTATCAGCGAACACGCAGTTACAGTGGCCGATCAACGGAAACGCCACCGACGACTACGCCGCCCGCATCATGGAGGTCACCGCCACCAGTGCGGGCCTTTCGCTTTATATGCCTCCCGCCAACCAAGCATCGGTTGGTCAGGACGCAATGATCCGCAACGTGGGTGCCACGACCTTCACGGTCAAGGACTTTGGCGGCGCAAACACCATCATCTCAATCCCCGCTGGTGAGGCCCGCTACATCTACATCACGGCCAATCCGACGGTCACAGGCACATGGGGCATCATCGCCTTCGGGATCGGCTCTTCTGGGGCCGATGCGGCCACTCTGGCGGGCTATGGATTGCTGGCAATCGGTCAGACGCTGAACCAGTCCCAGCCGGTCACGACCTTCTCGTCGAATTACACGGCCCTGACAACTGACCGCTCGAACACCTATGTGTGGACGGGTGGCGCTGGAACCCTGACCCTGTCTGGCGTGACCACGCTGGGCAACAACTGGTTCATGTTCCTCCGCAACGGCGGCACTGGCGCTTTGACTGTCGCCTGCTCTGGTGGTGACGTGATCAACGGCTCTGCCTCCTTGATCCTTCAGCCCAGCGACTCCTGCATCATCGTCTGCTCCGGCGCGGCCTTCTTCACCGTTGGTTTGGGTAAGTCGACGCAGTTTGCCTTCACTCAACTGACAAAAGCCCTCACTGGTGGAACCGTCACCCTGACAGCCGCTGAGGCGTCAAACGTGATCCTGAAGTTCACCGGCACGCTTTCAAGCAACGCCACGATCATCGTCCCCCAGACGGTGCAGGTGTACTACGTTCAGAACGCAACCGTCGGCGGCGCGTCGAACTACACCATCAAGTTGACGACCAACACCGGTGGCTCTGAGGCGACGATTGCCTCAAACCAGCAGGCCACGCTGATTTGCGATTCGGTCAACCTTGTGAACGCCAACACCGTGCTGGCTGGTGCGTCTGCTCTGGGCTTGATTGATGGCACCGTGAGCGCCCCTGCCCTGTACTTCGGCTCTGAGGCCACCACCGGCGTCTATCGCGCCGCATCAGGTCAATTCAATATTGCCATCTTGGGCACCAACCTCTTCACGCTGTCGGCTACCGGGCTGACGATCAGTGGCACCGGCACCTTTACCGGTGGCGTTGCCGGGGGTGCATTCTGATGACGCAGAAGGTTTTTTCGATTGACACCCAACCCGGCATTCAGCGGGACGGGACGTACTTCGACAAGAACTTCTACACCGACGGAAAGTGGGTGCGGTTCCAACGCGGACGCCCCCGCAAGATCGGCGGATACCGCGCCATCGTCACAAATGCTGACGGCCTGTCCCGTGGCATCTATGTGAACTCCGAGGACGGCATCAACAAGATTTTCAACGGGTATGACAACGGCATCGAAGTCATCGACATTGACAACAACGGCATTGGTTCGGGCACCAACGAGATGGTGTTTGGCGGCGAAATCCTGACCTTGGGCACCATCACCCCGGGCACTGGGTACACGAATGGCACCTACACCAACGTGACCCTTACCGGTGGCTACGGCGCAGGCGCAAAGGCCACCATCGTCGTTTCTGGGGGTGTAGTGACCACCGTGACCATCACGGACGCTGGCAACTATTACGTCCCGGGCGACACCTTGACCTGCCCCAACACCTCCATCGGTGGAACTGGTTCTGGCTGGTCTGTCCTTGTCGCTACGTCTGACGACCTGTTCACGCCCAGCACAACCCACCTTTGGCAATTCGATTCGCTTTTCGATTCGCAGGGCGCAGGCGCAAACTTCCTTGTAGCCCATCCCGGGCACAACCTTGCCCAGATCGACAGCACCGTCAACACTGCCGTGCTTGGTGGGCCGCTCAATGGCCTCGTGCTTGCGCCCTTGAAGGACACCAATGGTTCTTCCCCTACCGGTGACACCATTGAGGTGTCTGGTGGCGTGGTGGTGCTTCACCCGTACATCTTCGTGTACGGTGACAACGGGCTGATCAAGAACAACGTGGCTGGCGATCCGTACGACTGGAACGGCGCTGATGCCAACGAAACCAACGTGTCGTCCACCAAGATCGTCAAGGGGCTTCCTGTTCGTGGTGGCACGAACTCTCCTTCCGGCCTGTTCTGGGCTTTGGACTCGCTGATCCGAGTCTCCTATGCCCCAACCACCATCACGGTGGGCGGCACGCCTCAAACCTTCTACTGGCGCTACGACATCATTTCGAGCCAATCCTCGATCCTGTCGAGCCAGTCTGTGATTGAGTACGACGGAATCTACTACTGGATTGGCGTGGATCGCTTCCTGCTCTACAACGGCGTGGTCAAGGAAATTCCGAACGCCTTCAACCAGAACTACTTCTTCGACAATCTGAACTACGTTCAGCGCCAGAAGGTCTGGGCAACCAAGGTTCCTCGCTTCGGCGAGATTTGGTGGTTCTACCCCGAGGGTGACTCGGAGGAATGCAACAACTGCATCATCTACAACGTGCGCGAGAACTGCTGGTACGACGGCGGCTTTGCTGACGGATGCAATCGCACCGCTGGTTACTTTTCACAGGTGTTCCGCTTCCCGATCAACGCTGGTTCTGAACTCAGCACGCAAGAGACCATCTTCTCTTCGTCGATCACTACGGTCAACGGCAGTTTTGACATCGAGGTTCCGTTGACGAACCTGATTCGCAACGGCCAAATGGTCATTGCCTCTGGCATTCCGACAAACACTTTGGTGATGGACATTGTGCCCAGCGCAACGCCCAACTTCTTCACCGTGACCCTGTCCAATGCGGCGACGGCCAGCGCAACTGTGACCGCCACGTTTGAGACTGTGCCCGGAAAGATTGTCATCTGGCAACACGAGATAGGCACCGATGCCGTCATCTATGAACTGTCGAACGCCATCGAGTCGATGTTTGAGACGTCTGACCTTGGCTGGGTTGGTGGTGGCCCATCTCAGACCGCGCCAATAGGCGAGAATTTTTGGCTTCACGTCGAGCGCATCGAGCCTGACTTCGTCCAGTCTGGAACGATGTCGATGCAGATCATTGGCCGTCCATACGCTCAGGAGCAAGACAAGGTCTCTGACCCCTACTTTTTTGAGCCGGGAACAGGCAAAATTGATATGCGTGAACAGCGCCGCGAACTTCGTTTGCGGTTCACGAGCAACGTCTCTGGTGGCAACTATCAGATGGGCCGTGTTCTGGTCAACGCAGATGCTGGCGACGTCAGAGGTTATTCGTCATGACGATTCCAGTCGTATACGACCCTCGCTACCACACATGGGACTCATGGGCTTGTCTCATGTGCGAGGCGTATGCGGCTCAACAACTATCGATACCGGAAGGAGAAGAACACTGGAAAGCGTGGGCGCGTGGACTTAAAGGCATCTCGTCGTTTGATCGCGACGGAGTCCCCGGGCCTGATCCATTTATGAACTGGCAGGACTGGGCCGTGGCATTGGTCAACGCTGTCAATAACCCATCAGAATAAAAAATGGACTTCATAGAACTATTCAACATGGTCTCGAAGGTGGCGCGTCCAGCCCACGCAAACGAGATAGCGGCAACATCCATGGAAGACCTCTTGCAAGACATCGGCATCGATAGTCTTGATGGACTCATCATGCTCATGTACCTCACTGAGTTGTACGGCATACCAGACGACGATGAGACCAAGGAATTCCACCCGACCTCCGTTCAGGAGGTCTACGACTTTTTGATGAGGCGCAAAAGCAAAGAGCCTGCATCAGTCGAAGAGGCACGAAAGGAGATCGCATGATCTACCTGACGCACTACCGCACCGCCTCTACCAACCATGTTGAATTGTTCGACGACATCGTCTTTCCACAGCGTGTTCACTGGTTTCCTGAGACCTACAAGCGCACCCAGACGGGGATGTTCTATGTCCCCCACAAGTTGGCCGAGAAGGTTCTTGACCCTGAACTGGCAAAGCAACTGCGCGAAGAGTCAGCCGGTAAGACGGCCTTCATCCTTGCTGGTGGCAACGCTCACTTTGCCGGGATCGGGCAACGCGCCTACAACTCGCGCCTGACCTACACCTACAAGTTCCTGCCCTTCACGCTGACACAGGTCTACGCCGGTCGTACCGCTCAGTCGTTTGGCGAGATGGGTATGGTTACCACCGACGCCTCGGCCTGCGCCAGCAGTCTGAAAGTCATGATGGACGTCGAGGTGCTGATGAAGCACTACGACTTTGACCGCGTGATCGTCCTGACGGTCGAAGACGGGGTGTCCAACGCCGTGCTGGAGTTCTTTGGCGAATCGCAGGCCGTTCTGACGGCCAAGGACGAGGCCGAGAAGGGCATCAAGCCCTCGGCCTTCGACAGCAAGAATCGCGGCTTCTACGTCGGTCAGGGGGCCGCGCTGGCGGTCTTTGAGAACGAGCGACTGGTCAAACGCTATCAGCGCACCCCACACGCTCGTCTGGTGGGGGCCTACAACGCCTCCGAGAACAGCACCAATGCCATCGGCCAGTGCGAGAACGGCGAGGGCTTTGCCCGGGCGATTGGCGGGGCCTGCTTCCACAGCAAGACCATGCGCCATGACATCGGCATCGTGAAGGCCCACGGCACGGGCACAGAATCGAACAACAAGGCGGAAAGAGCCGCCATCCTTGGGTCTGGCTTGAAAGACTTCGTCGTGACGTCCTACAAGCAAAAGATTGGGCACACCATGGGTTCCAGCGGCCTCCTTGAGACGTTACTATTGCTGGACGACATGAAGAAGGGATTCGTTCCGGGAATCGAGAACCGAACTGAATCCGATTCGGTATTTCTTTCGGAATCAGTGACGCCCCCAAAGGGTCTCATCCTCAGTCTGGCGGCGGGGATGGGCAATATTTATTCCGCCGCAATTTTTGAGGGGCTGTGATGCTGGTCGATAGCAAAAAGAAGGAACTGAAAGATGAGGCGGTCTTGATGATCGCGGCGCAGGAGACCAAGTCCCGGCACCCTGCGGCAAGCGTGTTTGCCGCTCTCGTCGAAGAGATGAACCAACCCGGCACAAGTACCTACCGCGCCGGGAACACTATTTTTGTGATGCATCACGTTCGTGAGCGCATCGGATTTTTTCGTGCGCTCAATGCTGACACCGCAAGGAATTACCTCGAAAATTCCTACGAGTGGGTGCAGGCCGCATACAAGATGGGCTTCGACACCATGGTGACCAACTTCGAAGACCCGACCATCATCAACATCTTCAAGGCCATCTCGCGCAATCCGCCGCAAGAGGGCATGGGATACAAAGCCGAGAAAACGGACAAGGGTTACCGCGTGACGTTGAAACTCGGCCCGAAGCGTGAGGCCAAAAAATGAGCGCAGTTGTCGAGTTTGTTGCAGACGTCGTAGAAGACGTTGTTGATTTTGTTGGCGACGTCGTAGAGGACGTTGGCGACTTTATCGAAGACGCCGTCGAGAAGGTTGGTGACGTGGTGGAGGCGGTGATCGAAGACCCGCTTCCTGTTTTGCTTTCTGTGGCTGGATCGTTCGTGGGTATTCCGCCCATGGTAACCAGTGCCGCCATCACCGCCGCTCGTGGCGGCGATCTTGAGGACATCGTGTTGTCCGCCGGTACTGCTTATTTTGCGCCGATGGCAACCAATGCGATCAGTTCCACGCTGTCCGCAACGATTGGTGATGCAATCATCAACGAGACCGTTTCCAACGTGGTGGTTGACGGTATCAGCAAGGGTCTCGTCAACGGTGTCGTCTCTGAAGTTCGAGGCGGCGACTTTGACGATGGCTTTGCTGGCGCGTTCACTGGCACTGTGGTCACCGCAGGTGTTGGTGAAGTCAGCGACTTTGTGAGCGAAGAAGTGTTGACCGACTTCCCTGATCTGGGTCAAGTTGGAAATATCGCTGAGAAGGCTCTGTCCTCTGGGATCACTGCTGAATTGACTGGGCGCGGAGACTTTGATGTTGCGTTCACCAATAGCGTGATCAATGGCACCGCGAACCTTGGTGCAAATTACATCACCAGTTCAATCGGCGACCAGTTCAAAGCCACCACTACAACCGAATTTGAAATTGTTGGCTCCGAAGAAGGTGACGAGGCTGATCGCTCTGCCCTTCTGAC